CGTGTGCCCAAAATATAGATTCCGCTTTACGCGAATGGTTTAATCATGGATTGCGTACATATGAAAAACGTAGAAATCAGATGCATATTATTGCTTCTAGGGCTGGTATTGCACATATGTGTGATATGCTCGACGTGTCGTATGATGAAGCTATAGTCAAATGGCACGAAAATTATAGCGCAAAACCAGGTGATTCTGGTTGCTAAGGCAAAGCAAAAATCGATTGTGTATATGGATTACCCACAGTTTATACATTGTGTGTTATGTGTAAGATGTGAGGCTTTGCACTCTAGGGCGTTCCACAAAAGGGATACCTCTATTTAGAGGAGAAATTGGCCCATTCGAAATAATGCGCACTTCAACATGATTTGAGCCGATTATGTGTGAAGGAAAATATAGTGGTTCACTAGTAAATTTAACGTACAAATTAACAAAACGACGAAAGATACCACGTCTGAAATGGTATCATTTAAAGATCAGAATCCATCGTATGATTATTCTGTTGCTAGCGTTAATGATTCTACATACTCTATAGTCGATAATGATGATGCTGATCTTGGAAATTTTTTCTCTCGTCCTATTAAAATCCAGTCTTTTGATTGGGGGACGGGAACTACATTATTCGAGGTTTTTAATCCGTGGACTAATTTTTTCGAGAATCCTCGTGTTTTAAACCGAATATCTAATTTTGCTTTGTTGAGAGCTAAATTGTGTGTTAAGGTAGTTATTAATGGTAATGGATTTCATTATGGAAGAGCTATCTTATCATACAATCCTCTACCTACATTAGATCAATTTACGGTAGATAGAGGTTTTTTCGAGGCAGATATTGTTGAGTCATCCCAACGACCACATATCTATCTCGATCCCACCACATCACAGGGTGGTTCTATGACTTTACCTTTTGTTTGGTATGACAATTATATGGAAATTCCTGATCAAGAGTGGAGAAATATGGGTGAATTGACCCTCCATACGATGCAAATGTTAAAACATGCAAATGGTGCATCAGATTCCGTTACTGTTTCAGTTTTTGCGTGGGCAGAGGACGTAGCATTGGCTGTGCCAACATCCAGTGAACCAGGTGCTTTGGCACCACAAGCTGGTAGTGAGGATGAGTATGGTAAAGGACCTGTTTCACGTCCTGCCTCTGTGGTGGCTCGTGTTGCTGGTAATTTGAAACAAGTGCCTTATATTGGTAATTATGCACGTGCTACACAATTGGCGGCTAGTGCGATCAGTTCTATTGCTTCAACATTTGGTTATTCTAGACCAAACAATATTTCCGATATTAGTTATTATAGGCCTACGCTTATGGGTAATATGGCTAATACTAATGTGGGTGATACTGCGGTTAAATTGAGTGTTGATGCTAAGCAGGAACTTACAGTCGATCCCACGACAATTGGTGTGGCTGCAACGGACGAGATGACTATTTCATCTATTGCTTGCAGAGAGAGTTATTTCACTTCATTTCCATGGAAGATTTCTGAT